ATACTGCGTGGTGATGGTCTGCTGGATGGCGTTGTCGGCATTAACGCGCTGAGTTGTCTCGGTGGAGATGGCCGCCTCGGCGGTTCCTACCCGCGTGCCCATGACATCCAGACGCGCCGACAGGGCGGTGTCTCCTTGAATGCGCTGATTGGTTTCCTGAATCAGTACCAGCTCGGCAGCTTCTAGACGGTCGAAAATACCGCCCGGTTTGTCGATCAGATCGACTCGCGCCTCAAGGTCGTGGAACAGCTTGGACTCGAACACCTGCGTATGCAGGTCGGACAGCGCCCGCGAAATCTCTCCCGGATCAAGCGCAGTACCGGCTTGGTAGTTGGCCGCTGGCAGATTGAGCGAACCTGACGTGGTCAGCCGGTCAAGTTCGCTGGCGGTGATGAACCGATTATCCTTGCTGCCAGAGAAGCCGTTGCGCACATTGAGGCCATCGACCACGGCTTGCAATACCTGCCGTGTGTTCTCGTCGGTAATGGCATCGAGGGCACCCAGCGGGATACCCGGAATGCCGGCATTGACGCCTGTACTCATAGGGATGACAACTCGCGGAAGGACTGCGCCACGCGCAATTCACGGAAGCGCCCGGTGCCGGCCAGTTTGAGGCGGTAGCGATCGGACTCGTAGCCACCCGGCAGGCGGAAGTTCTTGAGGCCTCCGGCCAGCGCCTCGGTGTGCTTCAACTGGTACTCGAAGGCGCCCGTGGTCGGGTTCTTCACGTAGGCCCACAGCTCCAGCGACCAGTTGCCCTCCACCAGTGCTTGCGCCACGCCGAAGTTCAGCGGGCGCGGTAGCACGCGCTCGGCAGATTGCCACGTGGCCGCAATGTCCGTACCGCCGTTGAACTGGTGCAGCGTGTTGCCGCTGGCGTAGTAGAACTGGTCTGACAGCGGACTGACGAAAGCGCACTGCGCGGCGAAGGTCGGCAGATCGGTCATGGTGCCGTCTGCCTCGTCGAAGCGGATCATGAACGGCGTGAAGGCGCCCGATGACGAGAACACCACCAGCCGTCCGTCCCACACGGCAAAGCGCATCGAGGACAGGCCGGCGCCGTAGCGTTGCCGCCAGACTTCGCGGGTAAAGAACTTCTGCCCCTGTATCAGACTGGCCGATGCGCCAGTCAGCGCCACCAGCCCGTCGTTGCTGGCGTACATCACCACGCCGTCGACCACGGCGATGGCCCACTTGCTTGAGCCAGCCTGATCGACGTTGATCTTGCTCACGGTCATGGAATCCGGCGAGACGCCAGACACCAGATGCGGATGGGAGCGTGTCGTCACCACGGCGCCGGAGCCATGCACGATGCCGCCGACGATGTTGGTCGGAAGCGTCTTGACGTACTTCGGTGGCCACGCCCACGGCTTGTAGGCTTCGGAGAAGTGCAGTTCGTTACCCATCCACGCGGCCAGGATGCCGTTTGGCAACTGCATCAACCCGGTCAGCGCCTGGTTGGGCGGGTAATACTCGGTCGATGACAGCGCCTCGTTGAGCATCTCGCCCTTCACGTTGTCCGTGAAGATGAAGGAGCCGGAGCCAGAGAGCACGCCCAGCGTGCCGACATAGAAGTAGTCGGCAATGGTCGAACCCGTGGGGGTGCGGTAGATGCGGATTTCCTTGATCGGCGCGTAACCGGTGATGGCGTCCTTCACGGCATTGACCGACACGCCGATGACCGGCGAAGTCGTCACGAGGCCGGGGGGGCTGGGCGGCCCTTCCTCGCCGTAGGTGTTCACGTAGGTATAGACGTAGGCCCGCGTTTCCTTGTCGGACTCCTTGACCGACATAGTCAGCGTCACTGTGTAGGTGGTCGTCGTGTCGCCCGCGTCCTTGGTCATGTCCAGGCTGTACAAGCCGCTGGCCGCGCCGTTGAATGACGAGTTGCCGGTATAGAGGTCGAAGATCTGCGAGTTGTCGCTTTTCCACGTGGCGGTCATGCGCAGCACCGGGAAGGCCGTGGCCGGGGTGCTGGCCGCAATGGCGGGCGGCGTGAAGCGGTACGTGTCGTCACCCTGCGCCGTGGGGGCGATGGCCTGCTCCTGATACTTGATCCCGCCGTACTCCCAGTGGAAACGGAACGTGATGTTCGCGTTCGAGGCATTGACCGGCGTAGGCGGCAGGGCAGACAGCACGGGCGCCACGGTCGGGCGTGGCACGCCCACCAGATAGGACGATGACGGCGCCCCGCCGTTGATGCGCGTACCCAGGCGATTGGCTACCTTGAACCCATTGTCACCGGTGTAGTACATCCGGTTCAACGTGTCATTGGCCAGCGGCGATCGCACAGCATTCACGTCTCCAGTCCATGAATAGAAGGCCAGCCCTTCGTCGGTGTAGAGTCCGCCAGGGGCGTTGGTCAGCGAGAGGTAGGCCCACCCGCCTTTGGTGTTGCGCAGCTCGCCATAGGCAAAGTCGCAGTTCTGAGCGACGGTGGCATCACTGTCGCCCAACAGCGACTCAGGGATGCGCGGTCGCAGCCCGGAAAATCGGTTGAGTTTGAATCCGGCCATGATGCCCCCATTGATAATTGCTCAATTATGCGGACGTGCCAAGCGATTCGACGGCTAGGCGCGAAACTCCGGTGGAAGCTGCATGCGCTCACGCTCGCTGATGTAGCTGGCCTCGCAGTGGTTTTCCTCCCAGAAGAACAGCCCGTCGATGACGGCGATCAAAACGCGCCGTTCCTCGCGCCATGCGCGGCTGCTCAATGTCTCGTCGGCCCACCCGCCAATGACTGTGTTGGCAAGCTGGTCGATGGCGATCAGGATCTGCTTCATAGCCCCAGCTTCGACCGTTCGCCCCGGCCCCATTGCCGCACCGCTTCGATGTGCGCCCCAAACGCCAGCAGCGCATCTTGCTCACCGGGCTGAAAGGCATAGACTCCCAGCGCAGCGCCCACCCCGATGCGGGAGAAATACTGCTCGTCCTCGACCGAATACACGGCCCGGATGCGGCGCTGCATTTCCTCGGCGATCAACTGGCACGGACGGCTGACAGCCTTGATCTGTTCCTTCTCGGCATCCGTCAGCGTCACCGCCTGCCATCCGATGTCGGCATGCTGCTCTAGCATGGCCGCGCCATCCGGCACGAACACGTAATGCCAGCCGTTCAGTTCGGCCAGTTCGATGGCCTCATTGGTTTCGGTGTTGCGGAAGTACAGCGTGGTGCCGTCAGGCCCAGGCGTGGTAACTCGCTGGTATTTATGGATTGGCATGTCGGTTCCTCGCAGAAGGGATTTGAGAGATAAGCTCGGGCCGTTCGTCGCGGATACGGCGGCACATGTGAGCATGACTCGACGTGCGCAATGCGTTGCCGAGAATGCTGTTCAGGCTGGGTACATCGCACGCTTTCAGGCTGCGGCTGAATCGAAACAGGCTGTGCTTGCGCACGAACCGTCGCTTGCGCCACGTCCTGAACCCCACGAAATTGACGCCACGACTGACAGGTGCAATCGTCCAGCGAGAGAGCGTCAAGGCAAGATTGGCCGTCAGAAAGCCGATGATCGTGTCGCGCCGTTCTATGGCTTGCTCACGGGTATCGCACCACAGAATGAAGTCATCGACGTAGCGCACGTACTTCTTGATCTTCATCTCGCGCTTGACGAAGTGATCCAGCGGATCGAGGTAGATCAGCGCGTACAACTGCGACAGCAGATTGCCAATGGGCACGCCCAGCGCTCCCTTGCCGTCGTCGGCAAACTGCATCATCAGATCCACCAGGCGCTCGTCCTTGATCTTGCGTTCGATCAGCTTGCGCAAGATGTCGCGGTTGATGTTGTAGTAAAAGCGCCGGATGTCCAGTTGCAGCGTGAAGCTGTCGGCCTTGGCCTCGCGCAGATACTGCTGCGCCCGGTCGCTTGCCATGTGCGTGCCTTTGGCCACACGGCAGCCGTAGCTGTCGTGGATGAACACGCGGTCAAAGATCGGGTTCAGCAGCCCATAGATAGCGTGCTGCACCACCACGTCACGAAAAGCCGGTGCGCTGATCTGGCGCGGCTTGGGTTCCATGACCATGAAATGCCGGTACGGCTGCGGCTTGTAGGTGCCTGCATGCAGTTCCTTGTGCAGCGCCTGCAAGTTCGCGCCCAAGTCGCGCTCGAAGCGCATCACCGAGAACGTCTTGCGCTTGCCGCGCCGGCCTCGCTCATAGGCGGCATACAGCGCCTCCATCGAAAAGCACTGGTCAAACAGATTGCCGTGGCGTTTAGGCATGGCTGACATTCCCCGTGGGTACTAGAAAGCCATTCCCGGCAGATTTCGCCAAAAGGCTGGACGGAAAGCTCCCTATGTCTCCAGTTTTCCCATAGCGGGATGTCAGGGATGGAAACGTAGTCGCCGGCACGGAAGCCAACGTTGTTGTTGTCATTCGACCGGTTGTTGTTCCAATTGCGGTAGAACACGCCCGCATTCGCTGCGTTGTTCCAGTTGGCCGCAGATAGAGCGAACAGGCACACATTTTCAAGCCTCCGCCCAATTCGCAGGTTTCAAGCTGCGAATCCATCCTCCGATCATCGCGCCAAGCTCATTGACGAGCACGGAAATGGCGGTGTATCGGCGTTGCGCTTCCGTGCAGCCACGGTCGCGCTTGTGATTGTGGAAGTCGTAATACCCCAACTCGAATGAAAGGTTAATCAGCATCCGAAGCTGCTCATGCCGCACGTCCAACTTGGTCAGGCTCGTCTTGTTGTGATACCGCTTCTGGCACTCGGCCAGCAGGGCATACACGTCATAGGCAGCCTGACGGATGGATTGGCAAAGGCCGTATTTCTCGTGCTTTGGAAAGTGATTCAGATGCACGTTGAGCAACAGAATCATCTCCCTGCACTTGCAGAGAATGGCGGCTTCGGGATGGGTGTGTGTCGTCATTGGTATTGAGGCGGGGCTGTCGCCCCGCCAACATGCTTACGATCCATAGGCGCCGGCACGGAAGCCAACGTCGTAGCTGC